TCTAGAAATATGATCCTGCAGTCGAGTCCAGTAGCCAAGTACTCAATCCTGTTGTAGATGACATCAGGATCAAAAGAACCAAACCCGTCATAAAGAAAGAGGTTCCAATCAGCAAGAGTTGCTTGATACGCTTCGGTGAGGGCAGATCTGTCATGTTCTCCAATGTGAAATGGTTTGCCTAAGGCACTGGACATCAAGCCCAGAGCAGTACGTCGGTTGCTTTCTTCCAAAGCCAGGTAACCGACCCGTCCTCCATCTTGTAGAAAGTGAGTCGCAAGCTCCCTGCAGAAGCTGGACTTTCCAATGCCGCTTCCTGCAGTAATTGTGACAAGCTCTCCATATCGGACACCATTGAGTACTTGGTTGAGGCGTTCGTAGGGGTAGTCATAGTCATTAGGTGGGTTAGGTGTAGTTACAAGGTCCAGTAGAGACTTGCCATCGACGATGCCATCAGGTCTGTAAGGCTTTGCATCCCAGACAGCTCGCGTAATAGCTCTAAGATCATCCGCCTGTAGCGCATCCGAAGCGTCTTTGTATCCCTCAACAAAGCCGATGAATACCTTGCCTGGTGTGAGTACCGACGCAGCCTCTTTCGCCGCAGCTCGGCCTGCCTCATCGTCGTCGAATAGCAGTACGACTTTTGTGTAGCCCTGGAGCCATTCAAGATTCTTCTTGATACTCTTCTTGGCACCCGCTGCTCCACTGGGTAAAGACACAACGGGCCACGTCCTGAGAACTTGATAGACGCTTGCTGCATCTAACTCACCCTCCGTGATGACAACCATCTTGCCTGTGCTAGGCCAGAGATGTTGTCCAAAGAACGTGCCATCTGTTTGGCCTTCATACTTAAAGTCCTTGTCTTTAGTTTTGGTCTTGCATCCAACAATCACTCCGTCTGCGCTGTGATAATAGAAACGCAGTCGATCGGAATCTTTGTGGATTTTATACTTCTGACATGTGGCCTCTGAGATTCCCCGCTTATTGAGCCTGGTGGGAAAACCCTGAAGTAATACCCTGTTGCTGGACATTGTGGTTTGAATGGGATCACCCTCAGCTGGTGTGTAGGTGTGGCAGGCAAAGCAGAACTGATGTCCATCGGAATAGATGGAATTAGCATCACTGCTGCTGCAATGTGGGCACGGGGAGTGCCGAACGAACTCGCTCTCGGATTCGCTCAACTTTCTTTGCGACATTGACATAGTGAATGAGTGCTTCGTCTAGTGCTTCGCCAAGTCCATTGAGTAGAGCCTCTTCATTGTTTGGCTCCTCTTCAAGGACATCTTCAATCAAGTCACGGAAGAGTTGTTTAAACGCTTCCTGGGTGGTTAGGTCAGCCATTCGATAGGAATAGAGTGAAATGCAGCCCACGGGATGTTGTGTTTCTCGCAGAACATCGAGTAGGTGGTTTTGGATCCTTTGTAGATTTTGTTAGAGGGGGCTTGAAAGACCATCCGAAGATCCAAATCGGGATTGTCTTTTTTTACTTGTAAGATCTTGCGACGATCAGCTGATTCCCAAAGGCCTTTAGCTTCAATGTGAACGCCGTTGGGAAGAACAAAATCAGGACAGTATTGACACTGAAGTGTATAAGCTATCCTGATTGGCTCGTATTCATAAATAACCCCCAGGTTGGAGAAGAGATCAGCGATCCGCTCCTCCAAACCCGAGCGAAATTTAGTCATCAATCGCTTTTTCTACAATCTCCTCAACGATCTCACTAACAGCACGACGGATCTCATACTTGAAATCAGATCGGTCAGCCTTGTAGCGGACAACCTCGATGGGAGGAATAGAGATACTAAACGTACCTTTGTAGAGACCAAGCTCGGGGTCTTTCTCAATGTTGAAATCAGAAGTCATCGTCACCAGGCAATACGGATTCGGGGATGTCGGTGATTACGTTCGGCTCACCAATCTTGAAGCCTTCGGTCTTGCCAAACAGGCTGGCAATATCCTCCTGTGAGGCCGTTCCAGCATCGACACCAGCAGAACTACCAGCAGAGATAACTTGGACGCCTTGCAGGACCAGACGGGTGCCGTAGGTGACGCCATCCTTCAGAACATAGGGCTTCTGATAGAAGGCCAGTTTGACCCGAGAGCCACCAAACAATGGTGTGTTCTCATCAGTGATGTGAGTTCCCTCACTGTCTACAACAACAACAGGATCTTTGTTTGGATCCCAGCTGAACTTGAGCAGGTAGTTGCCTTGGGATACTTCCTCCCAGGGCTCAGGCTTAAGCAAGGAACGCTTCGGGTTCTTCAGTTTTGACTCAGCCCATTTCAGGGTCTCAGGACGCTCTTCCTCAAGTTTCGCGATCACGCTTTCGGGTGCGATTGCTTTGAGGCTGTAGCCATACTGAGAGGGCTTCATAATCGCCTGGTATCCCTCAAGGACAACAGGCTCAGGTGTGGTGTGGGTGGTACGTGCCATTAACAGAAAAAATAAGTGCTTTCA